CTACGCCTTCCCGACCAACGAGAAGCTCTGGGCCAAGTACGCCGAGATTCGGGCCGATTCGCTCCGCAACGACGGCGACGGCAGCGAGGCCACCGAGTTCTACCGCACCAACCGCGAGGCGATGGACGCCGGCGCGATCATCGCCTGGCCGCAGCGGTACAACGCCGATGAGCTGTCGGCCATCCAGCACGCGATGAACCTGAAGTTCCGCGACGAGGCCGCGTTCTTCGCCGAATACCAGAACGAGCCAATCGCGATGGATATTGGCGAAGAGATGCTCACGGCCGAGCAGATCGCCGGCAAGCTCAACGGCTATCGGCCCGGGGAGATCCCGCTGGGCGTCAACCACCTGACGATGTTCATCGATGTGCAGCAGAAGGTGCTGTTTTGGATGCTTTGCGGCTGGGAGGAGAATTTCACCGGCTACATCGTGGACTACGGCACCTGGCCGGATCAGCGCCGCGCCTACTTCACGCTGCGGGACGTGCGGGCGACGATCCAGCGGACCGCCCCCGGGGCCGGCCTGGAGGGCCAGGTCTATGCCGCGCTGGATAGGCTCTGCGCCGAGCGACTCGGCCGCGTGTACCGCCGCGAGGATGGGGCCGAGATGCGGATTGACCGCTGCCTGATCGACGCCAACTGGGGCCAGTCGACCGACGTGGTCTATCAGTTCTGTCGGCAGAGCAGCTTCGCCGGCGTCCTGCTGCCCAGCCACGGCAAGTATGTGGGCGCGTCAAGCATTCCGTTCAGTGAATACCGGCGCAAGCGCGGCGACCGCGTGGGTCTGCACTGGCGCATCCCCAACACCATCGGCAAGCGCCAGGTGCGGCACGTGCTAATCGACACCAACTACTGGAAGAGCTTCGTTCACGCGCGCTTGGCCGTGGCGATGGGCGATCCGGGCTGCCTGTCGCTCTATGGCCGAGATGAGAAGGCCCACCGCCTGCTGGCCGACCATCTGACGGCGGAGTACCGCGTCAAGTCGGTGGCGCAGGGGCGAACGGTCGACGAATGGAAGTTGCGGGCGACGCGCCCGGATAACCACTGGCTGGACTGCGTGGTCGGCTGCGCCGTCGCGGCATCGATCCAGGGCGCATCGTTACCGGGCATCGCGGATGGACCAGCGCGGCCCAAGCAGCGCATCAGGCTCTCGGAACTGCAGCGGAGTCGCTGACCATGAATCAGACTGTCACATCGAGGCCGATCGCGACACCACACGTGGGTCTGGTTTGCCGACACTGCGGTTGTCGCCACTTCTATACCGTGTACACGCGCCGGCGCAACGATGGGATCATCCGACGAAAGCGCTGCCGCAACTGTGGGCAAACGATCACCACCCGTGAGAAAATCGTCTGAGATACCACATCTGGCACGATGTTCCCGAAACCCGCCATGGGACGGCGAACATTCGGTCTGAGCGGGTAATCACTTCATGACGGGCGCGGTGCCCAAGCAGTGATGCCCATGACCGACACCCTTGACAACTCGATTAAGACCAACGCCCAAGGTCCAGCCAAGGCCAGTGGCGATTCGGGCAGCATCGAGCAACACAAGCTCTCCGAGCAGATTGCCGCCGACAAGTACCTGGAGTCGAAGAAGGCCAGTCGTGCTAAAGGTCTGGGGGTCAAGCTCGCCAAGATTTCGCCGGGGGGGACCGTCTGATGTGGCCGTTCCGCAAAGACAGGAAGGCCCGGCGGTCCCTCCCGGCCTGGCCGAGGATTCCGGGCTGGGTGCGGGCGCGGTTCGACGCCGCCCAGACCACCGCCGAGAACGCCCGGCACTGGGCGATGGCCGATTCGCTGTCGGCCGACGCCGCCGCCTCGGCGGACGTGCGCAAGAAGCTGCGGGAGCGCGCCCGCTACGAAGTGGCCAACAACAGCTACGCCAAGGGGATCGTGCTCACCATCGCCAACGACTGCGTCGGCACTGGCCCGCGCCTGCAGCTGCTAACGGACAATCCCGAAGCCAACCGGAAGGTGGAAGCAGCCTTTGGGCAGTGGGCCAAGGCGGTGAAACTGGCTGAGAAGCTGCGCACCATGCGCATGGCCAAGACCACCGACGGCGAAGCCTTTGCTGTGCTTAGCGCCAATCCGAAGGTCGATTCCCCGGTGACGCTGGATGTGCAACTGGTCGAAGCCGACCGCGTCGCCTCGCCAATCTTGTCGGTGTTGCCCACCGATGGCGACATTGACGGCATCACGCTCGACGCCTGGGGCAATCCGCAGACCTATAGCATCCTCCGCCAGCACCCGGGCGATCTTTCGGCATGGAAGACGCAGTATGACCTGGTGCCGGCGGAGGCGGTGATCCACTGGTTCCGGGCCGACCGGCCGGGTCAGCACCGGGGCATCCCGGAGATCACGCCGGCGCTGCCGCTGTTTGCGCAGTTGCGCCGCTACACCCTGGCGGTCATTGCGGCAGCGGAAACAGCCGCCGACTTTGCCGCCGTGCTCTTCACCGATGCCCCGGCCAACGGCGAGGCCCAGGCGCTGGAGCCGATGGACGTGGTCGAGCTGGAAAAGCGCATGGCCACGGTGTTGCCTGACGGCTGGCGTCTGGGGCAGATCGAGGCCCAGCAGCCCACGACCAGTTACGCCGAGTTCAAGCGGGAGATCCTCAACGAGATCGCACGCTGCCTGAACCTGCCCTACAACATCGCTGCCTGCAACAGCTCGGGCTACAACTACGCCTCGGGGCGTCTGGATCACCAGACCTACTACAAGTCGATCCGGGTTGAGCAGGCCCACCTGGCCGAGGCGGTGCTGGACCGAATCTTTGCTGCCTGGCTGGATGAGGCTCAGCTGGCCCTTGGTCTGCCCGACCTGCGCGGGGCGGCCCACCAGTGGTTCTTCGACGGCACCGAGCATGTCGATCCGGCCAAGGAAGCCAGTGCCCAGGCGACGCGTCTGGCCAGCAACACCACCACACTCGCCGCCGAGTATGCCCGCCAGGGCAAGGACTGGGAGACGGAACTCCACCAGCGTGCCAAGGAAAAGAAGCTGATGGCCGAGCTGGGGCTCACGGAGGAGCCCCGCCCGGCCATCGATGACCAAGAGGAGAGCGACACGGATGTCCAGCAGGCAGCCTGACTATTTCACTTTCCGCTGCCCGATTGCCGTCGAGGCGGCAGGTGACGCCGACAAGCCCATGCCGCGCTTCCGCATGGTGGCCTACACCGGCGGAACCATGCGGATCGCTGGGTTCCCGCACCCAGTCGTGGTGGACCTCGAAGGCCTGGCCATCGAGCGCCAAGACATCCCGGTCCGCCTCGACCACAACCCGCGCCAGGGGGTGGGCCACACGCAGCGCGTCGCCATCGAGAACGGCCAGATTATCGCCGAGGGCCTGATCAGCCGCGATACGTCCTGGGCCAGGGATGTGGCCAAAAGCGCCGTCAACGGCTTTCCCTGGCAGGCCAGCATCGGAGCGGCCGTGGTGGATGCCGAGTTTGTCCCCAGCGGCCAGAGCGTCACCGTCAACGGCCGAACATTCAGCGGGCCGCTGCACGTGGTCCGCCAGGCGATTCTCAAGGAGATCTCATTCGTGGACAGCGGCGCAGACCCGGCCACTTCGGCCCGCATCGCCGCCCAGCACAAGGAGCAAGCAGTCATGGATGACACCACGACGGTCAGCACGACCAATCAGAACCCCGCCCAGACGGATGCGGGACAGACGCAGGACGCGACTGGCACCACTGCGGATGCGCAAGGCCAGCCCACCGCACAAACGGATTCGCCCTCGCAGTCCCAGACGCAGACGGCTCAAGCACCCGCGACGTCGGACACCCTCAATGCCTCCGCCTGTGCGGATGACCCGGTAACCCGGTTGCGCCAGCAGATGGCGGCCGAGACTCGGCGTATCGAGGCGATCCGCCGAATCTGCGCCGGCAAGCATCCGGACATCGAGGCCAAGGCCATCGAGGAAGGTTGGGACGAGAATCGCACCGAGTTGCACGTGCTGCGCGCCAGCCGCCCGCAGGTACCGGCGGTCGCCAGCCGACCGCGCAACGCCAGTCCCCAAGTGTTCGAAGCCGTGGCTTTGATGGCTAGCGGCCTGCCCAACAGCCGCATCGAGGCGATGTACGCCGAGCCAATCCTGGAAGCCGCCGACAAGCTGCGCGGCGTGGGCATCCAGGAGTTCTGCGAACTGGCCTGTGGCCAGCAGCTGCCGCGCTTCCGTCGCGACGCTTCCGGCTGGCTCCAGGCCGCCTTCAGCACCGCGTCGCTGCCGGGCATCCTGTCGAACATCGCCAACAAGATGCTGCTGGAGGGCTACAGCTACGTTGAAGACGCCTGGCGGCAGATCGCCAAGATCGCCTCCGTCAATGACTTCAAGGAGCACACCCGCTACCGCATGACCGGCAGCTTCCAGTTCCAGCAGGTGGGGCCGGATGGAGAGCTCAAGCACGGCCAGCTGGGCGAGCAGACCTTCCGGCAGAAGGCCGACACCCACGGGATCATGTTCGCCCTGACGCGGCAGATGATCATCAACGACGATCTGGGTGCATTCACGGACATCCCGCGCCAGATCGGCATGGGCGCGGCCGAGGCCATCGCCGACGCGGTGTGGGGCCTGTGGCTTTCTAACCCCACCCAGGCGGACGGCAAGGCCTTCTTCCACACCGACCACAAGAACTACAAGGCCGGCGCGGATACTGCGCTGACCGTGGATGGTCTGACGGACGCGGAGGTCGCCTTCGGCAAGCAGGTCAAGCCCAACGGCAAGCCGCTGGGCATCCGCCCGAGCATCCTGCTGGTGCCCACGGCTTTGAAGGTGCCGGCCGAGATGCTCATGAAGAGCGTCACGCTTAACGAGACCACCACGGCCAACAAGCCCAAGCCTAGCGCCAACCCGCACGTGGGCAAGTTCACCGTCGTCTCCAGTGTCTACCTGTCCAACCCCACCTTCCCGGGCGCTTCGGACAAGGCCTGGTACCTGCTGGCCGACCCCAACCGCCTGCCGGCCATCGAGGTGGCATTCCTCAACGGCGTGGACCGGCCCACGGTGGAAAAGACGGATGCGGACTTCAACACCCTGGGCGTGATGTTCCGTGGGTACATCGATTTTGGCGTCAAGGAACAGGACTACCGCGGGGCGCTGATGATGAAGGGCGAGGCGTAAGCCTCGTCCTTCCGGGCCGGACCTGATCTTTCTCTCGAACATTAAGGAGCAATGACCAATGGCAACGGCGATTTTCGTTCATGACGGCGACAGCATTGACTACACCCCCAGCAGCGATGTGGCGGCCGGGGACGTGGTGGTGCAGGGCGACCTGATTGGTGTCGCCAAACGCGACATCCCCGCGGGCACGCTGGGCGCGCTGGCGGTGACAGGCGTCTTTGACGTGCCCAAGGCCAGTGGCGTAGGAACCGCCATCGTGGCCGGCGCGGAGGTCTACTGGGACGCCGTCAACAAGCGTGTCACCACCACCGCCGATGGCCACGAGTACCTGGGCAAGACGGTTCGTGCCGCCGCCGACGCAGATGCGACGGTCCGGGTGCGGCTGGAGCAGTGATCGTGGCCGACCTGCTTCGCCAAGGCGCGCAGTGGCTGGAGCAGATGCGCACAGCGCACTGTTCCACCCCGGTCGAGTACCGCAGGCCGCCAGAAGCATGGATGGTCCAGGCGACCTTCGGGAAGACCGGCTTTGAGGTCGCCGACGAGTCGGGCCTGACGATCCATGCCCAAGTCTGGGACTTCCTGATCCTGGCCGACGCGCTGCCGGGTATCGAACCGGAAGCCGGCGACGTGATCGCGGCCAGTGGGCGGCGGTATGAGGTCGTGAACCTGGGCGGCGAGGGGTGCTGGCGCTGGAGCGACCCATACCGCCAGACCTACCGCATTCACACCAAGGACATCGGAGCGGACACGTGAGCGACTCGACTGTCAGTAGCGACTTCCGAAGCGCCTGCGAGCGTGAGTTCGCGGAACTGCATCGCAAGCTGGACCGGCTGGATGAGGCCATTCGCGGCAACGGCCATCCCGGCATCAACGTGCGGCTGGACCGCCTGGAGCAGGATGCCAAGCGCCAGGCGAAGCTGATCTGGCTGATCGTGGGTGCGGGTATCACCGCCGCCACGTCGGGAATCATCACCTGGATTACGGGGTGACGCATGAGCCTGGTCATCGACATCGCCGACGCCGTGACTGCCGAACTGAATGCGGCATCACCAGGCACGTTCACGCCGAGCTTCACCGCCGTGCGGCGGGTGCTGCCGGAGTTTGACCTGGCCGACCTGGCGGAACTCAAGGTCAGCGTGGTGCCCAAGCGCGTGGAGATCACCGGCTCGACACGCAGCGCCAGCCAGTACGAGATTGCAGTCGACATCGGCGTGCAGAAGAAGCTCGGCAAGGACCTCGACTCAGAGGTGGCAGCATTGAGCACTCTTGTTGACCAGATTGCCGACTACCTGCGTCGTCGGCCATTAAGTGCCGCGCCTTTCGCCTCCTGGGTGTCGATCAGCAACGAGCCGGTCTATGCCCCCGAGCACCTGGCCGAACAGCGGGTCTTCACCAGCGTGCTGACAGTCAGCTACCGGGCGCTGAAGTAGAGGAAGCCATGAACAACACCATCATGCGCACGATTACCGTCACCGCCGACTATCAGCCGCTGGCTAGTCAGCGGCTGGTGGGATCGGTGACCATCTCCTGCTCGCCGGGCAATGCCGGACCGGTGATCTTCAAAGGCGACGACGGCTCGGAAGTGCCCTGGATCGCCGGCGAGTGGCATAGCTTTCGATCCATCGATCTGGGCGCGGTCTTCGTCAAGGGCACGCCCGGCGACACGATCAGCATCGTCGGAGGGACCTGGTAATGCCCTACACGCCGATCGACAGAACCAGCCGGGCGGTCTTTTCCGGGAGCCTGTCCTGGCAGAACCTGCCGCCGTACGCGACCTTCGTGGTGCCGTACGCCTTCGCGCACTTTAGCGAGACGGCCGTGCCCGATCCGGTCTCACGCGGGCTCTACAACCAGATGATCGACCCGCGCCTGGGCACCTGGACTGCTGGACGCTTCAGTCCGGCCCGTCCCGGCCGCCACCGTCTCTCGGCGCAGTTCGTCATCTACAAGCAGTCCAACCAAGGACAACTGGTAGATGTATTCCTGCAACTGGAGGTGATCCGATCCGGCGTCATCACCACCGTCGGCATCTGCGATGCCCTGTACCACCTGGTGCAAGGCGGTGAACTGGCCCTGCCTCTCCAGGTCGAGGCCACGCCGATCCTGCAGCCCAGCGACCAGGTGCAGGCAAGGTTCGGACTGATCGAGGGCCACCTGATCAACATCGTCACCGTCGATCCGACGCGCACGTTCTTCGACATCACGGCCTACTGGAGTTGAAGCCATGCGTGAGTTTGAGCAACCGGAACTGGCCACGGCACTGCGGGAGCTGGCCATCGAGCGCGACGCCTCCTTCGCCAAGCGCCGCCAGACCTATGTGGACTACGACGCCGAAGGGCGCATTGAGCGGATTACCTGGCCCAAGGAACTGGGGCCGCAACCGGCGACAGCCGACGTGCAGGCGAAGGTGCAGATGGTTCGCCAGAGACTCGCGGATGCTGCCAAGCAGTCATGATCGGCTTTGAGATCAAGCGGATGTTCTTCGACCGCCAGGCGGTGATCTCGAAGGTGGACGCCGCCACCCGGCGGGTGCTCAGCAGGTTCGGGGCCTTCGTGCGGCGCTCGGCCAAGAGCAGCATCCGCAAGCGCAAGAAGGCAGCGCCGCCGGGGCAGCCACCCAGTTCGCACACGGGGCTGCTGAAGAAGTTCATCTTCTTCGGCTACGACGCGGACCGTCGCAGCGTGGTGATCGGCCCGACGCGACTCAACCAGAAGGGACGCGGCGAAGCGCCGCCGCTCTTGGAGTACGGCGGCAAGGCAACGCTGGTCAGACGTGGCAAGAAGAAACGTGTGAC